GGCAGGCAGCTTGACATAGCCCGCCAGCCTCAAGGCCCTCGCTCCGGGGCTGTTGGATGGGTCACGGGGCATCTTCGTGTTCCCTCACGGCTCCTTCCCCTCAATAAGATCAACGATACGCTGGGCCAAGAACCCGATCTTCAGGTTCGTGCCAGTCACCCGGTGGGCGATGGCGTGTAGGGCCTCCTCGGTGAGTTCAAAGGTCGTTGACCTTCCGCCGCAGGACAGGCAGTCACGGCGTCTCCTCACCGCGTGGGCTGCGACACCAAACTCCTCCATGTGGATCGGCCTGCTGTCAGCCGTCCCGCCCAGACTTTTCTCACCGCACAACGGACAAATGAGGTGGTTGATTTTCAGCGCTCCGCTCATGGCTTCCTCCCCGTCAGCGCCGCCACATCTTCTTTGTGGAAGGTGATGTAGCAGTGGTGGTGCTTTCCGATCCCCAGCAGAACCTCATACTCATGAGGTGTGCGGCTGGTCGGTGCCTCCACGATCCCGTTGCGGCGGATCAGTTCCCGCAACAAGTCCTCGTCGGTGAGTTTCGCCATAGCTTGCGCGATGCTCACGGCCTCCCGCATGGCGGCGATGATCTTCTTTCCGCTCATGTCTTCTCCTCCTTCACATTCGCCCGCAGATACAGCCGCTTAGACCCGGCCCCGCAGGTCGGGCATTTGGTTTCACGGACTAGTTTGCTCAGCCTCTTCACGTCCATCGGGAAGACGGCCTCAGGGGTGCTGAAGTTGGTTTCGCAGTCTCCGCAGCGGAAGTGCATGCGTTTGTCTAGGTCAGTCATTTCTTCGCTCCCTCAATCTCCGCGATGATGGCGCGGGCTGTTGAGCAGCCGCACTCACCCGCAATCTCCCGCAGCCCCTCCACCGCCTTCGCCAGCTTGGCGTCACGGTCGTCCATTAACTCCACCAAGGCTTCGTTCAGGTTAAGCAGGGCTTCGATGCGGTCGGCACCTGCGCTCGGTGTCTTCATCCCCCAGCCCCGCAGCCGCTTGCACAGTTCTTCGTCAGTCATATCAGTATCTCCATGTCCCCATCAGCCGCGAGTTCAGGTCAACTACCTCAGTCAGCCGCGCATAGCGCCAGCGACCCCACTTCCACCACCCCGGCGCTTTGTCAGGCACGGCGCGGCGGACCATAAACACAGGCAGGAAGCCAAACTTCATGTGGATCGCGCCCTGTTGGGCTTCGCTTGTCAGTTCTTTCATCTCGGCCTCCGCTGCTTGCTGTCTTTCCAATCACACGTCCCGATCTGCACCACGATTCCGGGGAAGTCGTCAATGCGGCGGTCCATGCCGGGGCTAAACCAACAAGAAGCGTTTTTGTTTGGCTCCAATCTATGTGCGTATACTGCACCAACGTCATTCCTTGACACCCACTCAGCCCACTCAGGCAGCTTCTCCCATGCGATCACGTCTTGGGTCTTGGGCAGCGGGACGGTGCGGTAGATTAAACCGTCATAGAAGTGCATCGGCATAAAATCGAACCAAGCGCTAGAAAGATCACTCCAACTCTCAAACTTCCCACCCGCTTTCTTATGCTCACGCAGCGCAGCCTTTTCCTCGCCGGTCAGCAGACCATACGGCACTCGGTTGTTGGTCATGTCGATCATTTCACACAGTTCCCCTCAACCCATTGCTTGCCTGCGTCGATGCACTGTTCGTAACGGACCTGAGCTTTCTCCATGTCGGAAAAGATCACCTGACCCAGCCCGTAGATGAAGAAGGCGGCGCAAGCGATCAGCGCCAGCGGCACGAGGTTGTCCCAAAAGTCACTCATTTCCGCCCCCGCTCCCAAGCTGCCCGCGACAGCCGATTGGCCAGCGCGTCCATGTCCTCGACCGTGATCTGGCGGTTGGTGATGATGGCCCAGTAGACCAAGTCAGTGAACCGCTTGGCTGGCAGCACGGATGCTGCGTTACTGATCCCCAGTGCCGCCTCTGCGTGGATGTCACGCTTGGGCATCTTTTCCTGCTTCTTCCGAAAAAAGAACATGTCCCTCACTCCATCCAGTGCGGCTCAGACGCGTCCAACACGCGCGTCAATGCCCAGCAGTAAACGTGATCGTCCTCCGACAGCCTCTTGGTCTGACGACGAGCCTCAGGCTCGCTCTCAAACAGCCGGAAATGATCCAGCGTTCCCTTCTCTGCCCACACTACGAGATACATTCCTTGATCCTCCTTAGTTGACGGGCTTGTTGCCCACGCACAAGTTAGTGGATGCTCGGGGGTGGTGTCAAGGTCCGAGATCCGGGGGGATCGGACCTCGGACCTCGGACCTTGGCCCTTGTTACGATACGCGCCAGACACGCATCTTTTTGTCCCCAATCCAGCGCCAGTCAAAGAGCGCAGGGTCTTTCTCGCGGTAGTTCTTGGCCCGGTAGTTTCTATTGCGGATAACAGTTCGGAACCGCTTGAGCTCTTGTTCTGTCCCCGCAAAGATAAAACTGTCACCAACTAACATCTCGTCAAACACTGTGTAGTGGGCCTTCCAACCACCGTGGGGACCAGCCGCATCCGGAGGTAAAGGCACGTTCTTCTCGATCTGAAACATCGCGATCTCCTTACGTCGTGACACTCGAAACACTAGTGGGTAACATGTGTGCTTGTCAAGCGGGCTGTTCTAGGAGGCGGGAGATAAAAGGTTCTTGCACCTCGGACCTTGGACCTGTATAAAATCTCGGTCTAAAACATCCTCTGCCCAACTGATTCGTGACAAAGCTTCGGCTTTGCGCCAGCTCCGTGACAAGCTTTGTCACGGATTTTTTTGTTTTTTGTCAGTGTGTTAGTGGCCAAAAATGAGTTTTGCTATAGAGGTCCCGCCAGAAAAAACGAAAACTTTTGAATTGGTTTTCTCAAAATGGCGTTCCATTTGTCACGGCTGGTTTTTTGAGATTTTTATCACACAAAATCAATACGTTATGAACACCTATTCCGTGCCATGAATATGTCACGGGGGTGGTAAACACGTCACGGGTAGAACTTGCCTGATCGACGCCTCGCTGGTTTTTTTGAAACGGGAGTAGGGAAATCCTCTGGAAAAACCCCTATAGGAGAACTCAGCTTGAAAGGGCCGGGCCTCCTGTTGTAGGCTGCGAACAATAACATCTTGGAGGACAGGATGCCGAGAAAGAAACCACCTGTTGAAGAACGCCGCCCGCCGGGGCGTTACCTGCCCGGGGTGCTGACCAGTCGACAAGAGACCTTCTGTAAGCTCATGGTCGAGGGGATCTATTCCAATGCTGAGTGCGCGAGGAGGGCAGGCTTCGCGAAGGACACGGCGAACCAATACGCTGTGAAGCTTTTGGACGGTAAGAGCTACCCGCATGTGCTGGAGCGGATCCAAGAGCTGCGCGAGGAGCGAGAGCGTAGGTTCGGGGTCACCACCATCGGACAGCTTGAACGGTTTGCGAAGCTCTCTCGTGGTGCTGAGGAGGCTGGTCAATACTCTGCGGCTATCAACGCCGAGAAGATCAGGTCTGCTCTGGGTGGCCTGACCATCGACCGCCGCGAGACGATCAACACGCTGGACCAGCTTTCGCGGGACGAGATCACAGCCCGCCTCGCTGCCCTGCAGCAGAAGTACCCGCACGCCTTCCAGATAGAGGCGAAGATCAAGGATATCACCCCCGATGACTCAGGGTCCGGAAGCGAACTTTTGGAGTACATTGAAAAGAAATCTCCCCAAAGGAGTTATGACGACGAGGATTGAGAACCGACACGGCGGAGGGATTCCCGACCTGCATGTGTTGTGGGACGGAATGCCATTCTGGGTTGAGTTAAAAATTTCGAAGTCTTCGCGCGTAAAACTCTCGCCGCATCAGGTCGCTTGGCATACTTCATATTCTGCGCGCGGAGGCCTCTCGTTTTTCTTGGTAAAGGCCCTCGCTTCTAGTTACATTCACCTGATCCGGGGTTCGGAGGCTGTTGATTTGGCTCACAAACCTCTGTCCGAGGTCCGAGGATCGATGTTCGAGGGCCCTGCGCCTATGCTCTGCGCCCTGCGCGCCGAGGTGTTTGATCACTATGCGGGCGTGGTTGGCCGAGGTCCGAGGTCCTAGGCCCTGCGGCTCGAGGCTCTGCGCCCTGCGTCTTGCGGGTTTTGGTCTGGGATTGCGCCAACATAGGTTGGAGAAGCGGGGGCCACGGCCCCCGGTCCTTAGCCTAGGTCCTTGTCCGCGATGTCGGTTTCGCCTCCGCAGTCGTCACAGTCTGAGTTATCGAACAGCCCTGCGAGCTCCCAGCTCTGCGTGTCGACGTTCCAGCGGGCGGTGGCATCCACGGAAACGTTCTCGCTTCCGCAGTGCCTGCAAATCTTTGTGATTCTCTGGCATCCCATGATCAGTGCTCGACGATTGCGATTGACTTAGCCGCGGTGCCGCCCTTGCAGAGCTTGCATGCGGTGCACTGGACGCGCCGCCCTGCCTCTTTGGATGCCGGGCAGAGGGCTTCGTGCGCCGTGTCCATCTGGCCAAGGTCCGCGATCACGCGGAACGTGCGCCGCCCTGCGCGCCAATGGGCCCAAGCTTGGGCGTAATTGTCTGCCGATTGCATGGCGATATCTGGACGCCAGCCGGATTGATGGCTGTAAGCGGTCCAGGTGCTGGCCTCGGAAAGCAGCTCGTCCCACACGTGCGAAGGCACCGCGCCGGGATCCCCGTAGGTGCCGACCCGGACAAAGCGGCCGCGGCCCATGGCCCGCGCATCGCCTGCCGCGTACAGCCCGCGCAAGAATGACTTGTAAACAATCAGCACGCCCTGCCCGAGATTGACATAGCAGCGGCGGCCCTGCGCCTGTTTGCGGTCCGGGTCTGCGGTTGGCGTGCCGCGCATAACGCAATCGCCACAGATGGAATAATCCTCGCCGGTCTTGCTGGCCTCTAGCGGATTGATATCTGCGCGCAGGATGTACGTCTGCACGACCCGGCCCGTCTTGCTGTTGCGGTTGGAATAGGTCGCGATGACCACGATGGGCTTTCCATCCAAGAGGCTCGGCCCGTTGTAGATGATAGCGTGCTGCATGTTTTGTCCTATGAAAAGGCGGTATTGCCTGCGGATATTGTACGACGGAAACAAGTAAGGCACAAGCGGAAAAAGCCGGGATGTTTTTGGCCCTGCGGCCCTGCGCCCTGCGCGCCGCCTCTTATATTATATATAAGAGGGCCGAGGGCCGAGGACAAAAAAGCCACGCCCGAGGGCGTGGCAGGTGGAGGGGATCGAGGCGAAAGATCCCCTCTGGCAATGTGA